GCTTCTTCGCTGTCCTTGGCCCACGCATACGCCTCGCGCAAATCTTCCATGTTCTTAATTTCAATGTAAGCAAGGTCAGCGTCTTGGATGGACAGCAGCCCACCTTCAGCCGACAGAACCACAGGGTTTGGCAGTGTGCGGATAAGAGATGTCTTACCAGCGCCAGCCTGACCATATACAAGCAGCTTTACACCATTTGCGGTTAGACCTCCGGTCTTCTTTAGATTAATAGCCATCGAAGGCTCCTTTCGTTTCAGCACAATTCGGACAATCCAGTTAGTGCGTAGAAATGTCTTTACAGCCAAATTTTGATATGTAAAGGAGAAAAATAACATTAAAAAGGAGTATAGCTAATGATCGAAATTGCATGGATTAGACAGGCCTTGCTAGATAGAAGGCCCAAGGTGGTTGCGGAGCGCACTGGTCTGCATGTTAATACCGTTACCCGCATAAGGGACGGCAAGGAACAAAACCCTAAGATCGACACTATTAATAGGTTGGCTGGTTATCTGATTGGTGAAGGTGAGTAATTTTAAAATGGAGCAATATGTAATGACACCACGGGAAAAGAACCTCGCAGCAATTGGCGAAATAGCATATAAGTATGGATACACCGTCGAGGACATGCTTGGCCCTAGGCGGTTTAAGAAAATGGTAGCAGTACGGCGTGAGTGCATAGGAATGCTACGCGCCAAGGGCTTTTCAACCACTGAGATTGGGCGCATAATGAATAGGGACCACAGCAGCATCGTAACGTCGTTACAGACTTTGGCGGCTGAAAATGGCTGATCTAACAAACATTCTGGGCGGCTCATGGTCACCGCCAGCAGAGATCAAGGCTGACCCACCGGAACTACAGCTTCGTGACGCCATAGAGAATAGCGGCATGACACCACCAAAGGACATTGTTCTTGACGGCAAAATGCACCGCTTCAACTCCGGAACCAAAGGCAAGGGCGGACACGATAAGTCCGGCTGGTATATTGCCTATGGTGATGGCGTCCCCGCTGGCCGCTTCGGCTGCTGGAGGGCTGGCATGGAGATGACATGGAGGGCGGACGTTGGCCGTAAGCTGACGCCATCCGAAGAGATGGCAAATGTCCGGCGCATGTCAGAGGCCAAGGCCGCACGGGACATCGAACTGGCTAAATCGCGCGAGGTGGCATCGAACACCGTCGAGAAGATTTGGTCAGAGGCAACTGCTGCCCATCCGGATCACCCGTATCTTTCCCGCAAAGGGATTGGCGTCAATGGCGCGAGGGTCACGGGCGACGGACGGCTAGTGGTTCCCCTATACAATCCCAACGGCACATTATCCTCGCTGCAATACATAGACCGTGAGGGCGGCAAGCTGTATCATGCTGGCGGACAGACAGGCGGCTGCTCTTGGCTAGTAGGCACAATGGACGAACCAGGCGCATTATATGTAGCTGAGGGCTTTGCCACGGCAGCCACTATCCATCAGGTAACGGGTCGCCCATGCCTTGTGGCCTATTCGGCGTCTAACCTTGTGCCTGTCACTGGGGCAGCGCGGGACAAATACGGCCCAACCCAAGAAATCGTCATTGTGGCGGACAATGATGCGTCCAACACAGGTCAGAAATATGCTGACCAAGCATCAGCCAAGTTTGGGGCGAGGACCATCATGCCACCCTTCCAGGGCGATGCGAATGATTATGTGGCGGCTGGGGGCGATCTCTCGGTCCTTCTGATTCCGCCTGTTTCGGATTGGCTCATCCCGGCGGATGACTTCTGCACTAAGCCAGCCCCGATCAAGTGGATGGTCAAGAACTGGATACAGGATGATGCCCTTATCATGATCCACGGGCCGTCAGGTGGCGGCAAGACCTTCGTGGCCCTTGATTGGTGTCTGCACATAGCTTCCAGCCTGACCGATTGGAACGGACACAGGGTTAAGAACGGCACAGTGGTCTATCTGGCTGGTGAGGGACATCACGGTCTGCGTTCGCGTATCTCGGCATGGAAACAGCACCACGGCGTATCCAGCGTCAATATGTGGCTGTCCAAGGCTGGCTGCGATCTGAACACGCCTGAAGGCTACATGAAGGTGGTCGAGGCCATCAGGGCTCTGCCGCATCCGCCTAGCGTTATTGTGGTTGATACCCTGCACAGGTTCCTGAGCGGCGACGAGAACAGCGCACAGGATGCCAAAACAATGATAGATGCCTGTGCTGCGCTCATGCGTGAGTTCGGTTGCAGCATCATCCTTGTGCATCATACTGGCGTGTCAGACGAAGCCCAACACCGTGCGCGTGGATCGTCGGCATGGAAGGGCGCGTTGGAGATTGAGATTAGTGTCGTCCCAGCCAAGGGCGACGGACCTATCCAGATCGTCCAGCGCAAGTCCAAGGATGCCGAAGAGGCAAAGCCCGTCTATGCTGTACTGGAACTTGTACAGATCAACGGCTGGTTCGATGAGGACGGGGAGCAAGTGTCCAGTGCGGTTATAACGCAAACTGAGGCTCCGCCTGAGACACGCAAAGAGGCAAAGCACACAAGAGACTTTAAGATATTTGACAGTGCTTGGCATAAGGCTGGTAGGGAAGTCAGGGATGACATGCCATACCTGTCCAAGTCAGCATTAAAAGATTATCTGATGGAAAAGAAGATTGCCACGACTGAGCAAAGTGCAACCAAAATGGTTCAGGAGGGTCAGACCACAAGGCTGATTGGGAACCTCATTGTGAGCGAAATGATTACCCCTCATGAGCATGGTTGGGTGGTGATTTGTCCCGAAAATGGCTCGGCAATGATGACTTCACGAAAAGACTATAAATAGGGGGGTGGACAAGGTGGACAATTCAGGACAATTTAGGAATTGTCCAGTTAAAGTGACGCTTTTCTGCGGGTTTTAGATAGGGCTGGACAATTAACTGGACAAGGTGGGGGCAAGGTAGGCAGTACTGGACAGACAGGACAACACACCTATAGGTGTTGTCCAATTGTCCACCTGTCCTGCGGGGTGTCCTGACCACTTGTCATTGGACCTCTGGTGATATAGAATTAGGTATGTGGAAAGGAAGATTATGAATAAGAATAATGATGAGTCTTGTGGGCAGTGTTTGTTCTTTCAGGGAAGCCCTTCTGGCTCTCACGGATTTTGCAAACGGTTCCCGCCTGTGTTCACGAACACTGATTCTGAAGGTAGGCCAAAGTTTTTTAATCCAGTGACCTCACCCTTCAATTGGTGTGGCGAATGGGAAGAGGTAGACTGATGTTAGCGATGAAACTCGACACCAGCGATCTGGATCGGAAGTTCGCTCTCCTGATGGAGATGCCTGGACTGATTGAGAAAGCTGTTGTCGGGGCAATGAGCGAAACGGTGAATGATGTTCATGCTGCTCAGATTCAGGAAATGAAGCTGTCATTTGATCGACCTACGACTTGGTTGCAAAAGGGTCTTATTAAGGCGCTGCCTTATGGCAGGGATCGTCAGTTTGGCGGTAAGCGAACGGGGCAGACCCTTGCGCAGTCAGGAACATACTTTGAGGAGTTTCCCACTGGGCGTTCGCCTAACGATGTTGTGCGTCCGCATGTGTATGGCGGAACTCGCCCCTATAAGGCTAGTGAGAAACGCCTAAAGGGTATTGGTGCAATTAAGGATAATAAGATTTCAGTGATGTCTTATTCTGCCCCACGCAACGGAAACGGAAACATACCTGGTTCGGTATACAGCCGTATGCTTGCGGACCTTGGGACAATACCGACTGCCCAGGCTGCAAAGAAGCGTCAGGGAAAGTCTGCTAAGTTTTTTGTGGTAAGGCGCGAGGATGGCTTGGAATTTATTGCAGAGCGTGTCGGTAACGATATTCGCCCTGTAGTAATGTTTTTTGATTGGAAAGCTGGTTACAAGAAGATATACCCGTTCCACAAAGTCGGTAAGGATCAGTTGGCGTACAGCCTTCCGCGCCACTTTGACCGGATATTAAATAGATATATGAGTAGGCTATAACATGAACGACAACCTTGACCACGAAGGTCCAAAGCATCTGTTTGCTACGGACCTGTTGAACTCGCTGATGGTGCTGATGGACAATGCCGCTAAAGAAGGCTTGGATCGGTGTGATGATGAGGGATTGATTTACGATTGGGCGTTTTGGTCCAAGGAATGCGCGAAGGCGCTGGGCGTAAAGAAAATTTAGCCCGTAAGGTTGTATACGATTCATATTTTTGTTAATGTGCAGCATGACAAGCAAACCATGCCGTATATGCCAATCAGAAGATAGGTTCCCTAGCGGTTCATGCCGCCCGTGCGCAAAGCGTCGAGCACTGTCACCAGATGAGCGCAGGGAATATCAGCGCAAATGGTATGCTGAAAATAAAGAGAAACACAGCGAACGAATCCGCCGACACAGGCGCAAAAATCATGCCAGTGTCAGAGAATATGAGAAACAGAAAGAAAATGTTAGGCGTGGCGCTATTGGCAAGCTGACCAAGGGTATTGAGTCTGCTTTGTTTTCTCAACAAATGGGTTTGTGTCCATGCTGTAACCGCGAACTTGGCGATAACTATCACTTAGATCATATCATGCCAATAAAGTTGGGCGGCACAAACACTGATGATAATGTTCAGTTGCTTAGATCAGAGTGCAATCTTCGTAAAAGCGCAAAGCACCCAGACCATTGGCGTAAAGAAATTTTGGCCCAGAAATCGCACGGGGGGTAATTTTGCTCCATAAACCGGGAGGGGGTAATTTTTGCTCCATAAACCGGGGAGGGGGTGCTTTGGTCGCTTCCCGCCCATTGCCATTTTCGCTGGCGCAATAATGTTGCGCGGCATTGGAACAATGTTGCCAGCGCGATAGGGCGCGGCAATCCGTCAATTTTAGGCTTTATATATAGGCGCGCCACGGCATGGCGTCGTGAGGCCAAAATAATTTTGCGCCGTCGTCATTTTTATGTTGACACGACATGGCGTCGTGATATTGAGCCGATATTAATTTTAACAATGGGAGTAAGACAATGAAGCAATCGGCAATCCACGTTGCGCTATTTTGCGCTTATATCTTGGCGGCTCTTGCGCTTGACGCCTTTATTTTTGGTCCGCAATTTTAATAGTAGGAGTAAATTTAAATGACACGTTATCCAAATTATATCACTTTCGCATGGCAACGCGTTAGCGACGGCGATATGGAAGTTGTAGGAACCCTAAACGGCGAAACGATAGACGAAGACGCTTTATGGAATCGCCTAGTTGAACAAACACTGGCAACACTACGGCAAGCCGATAGGGACATAAACGCTTACAATCGCGAAGACGTTTATTCCGTGATTGAAACGGACGAAGACTGGCAAGCTATCGCAATTTAATATTAATTTTTAATATCGGAGTAAATTTAATGCACCAGATACAATTCACTAGAACAAGCCGCAATTCGAAAACTGGACCAATGCCAGTTACAACAACGTCAGAGGAAAGTTGCCCGCAAGCTTGCCCGCTTAAACACAACGGTTGCTTTGCAGATAGCGGACCGCTTGCCTTGCTATGGCGCAAAGTCACAGAGCGCAAAGCCGGGATTGCATGGGATAGTGCAATGCAAGAAATTGCTAAGTTGCCCAAGGGGACCTTATGGCGACATAACCAGGCTGGCGACCTTCCAGGGACTGGCGATGCAATCGACGCAACAGCATTGCACCAATTAATAAACGCTAACAGAGGCAAGCGCGGCTTTACTTATACGCACAAGCCAGTGTCGGTTAATCTTGACGCACAACATGAGGCCAATGCGCATAGCGTTGCCTATGCCAATTCACGCGGCTTTGCCGTTAACCTATCGGCGGACAACTTAGCAGAGGCGGACCAATTGGCGGACCTTGAAATAGGACCGGTGGTGGTAGTGTTGCCTAGTGACCAATTGACGGCAACCCTAACGCCTAACGGTCGCAAGGTCGCGATATGTCCGGCGGTCCTATCTGATAGCGTCAATTGCACAACTTGCGGCTTATGCGCAAAGATTGATAGGCTTTCGATTATTGGCTTTCCCGCGCATGGGACAAGCAAGCGCAAGGCAAGCGCCGTTGCAATGGGAGTCAATTGATATGTCGCAAGGTATACAATCGCAGACTGGCCAATATATGCACGCTCACGGCGCGGCAAGGCGTTACAAGATAGGCGGGACAACGTATATTATCGGCATTGCCGGTGCATATAACGCTTATGGGTTGATAGGTCCGGAACACAACGGGATTTTCATTTTGGATGATGACGCGAAACGGGTTGTGTTGGATAGGCATTGCGAAGAGCAATCCGGATATTTTGGACCTAGCCAAGCGCAATGGGCAGAGATGAAACGCATTACCGAATTGCCTCTAACTTCGTTTCGCAACTTCTGCCGAAACAACCCGCGTTATAGGGGAGAATAAGAAAATGGACGTTAAATCATGGCGCAAGGCGCGACCACCAATGACGCAAGAGCAAGCGGCTCAGAAACTAGGCTTGTCGGTTCGGCAATATCAGAGGCTAGAGGCTGGCAAGAGCAAGCTATCGGGAAGCGTCGCAAGATTGATTGATATTTTGCCATAGCGACCACCACCACCACCAGAACAACTAATCCCGCCTTGCGCGGGATTTTTTGTGTCTTACGCAGATACAAGAGCGCGGCTCATGCAAGCCGCTTGAGCCTATGCCGTTGCGCTTAGGTAGGTAGGCGGCAAGACATCTCATATTGACGCCCTAGCGGCGCTCTATGGCGCTCTATGGCATATGCCAGTGCGTCAAGATAAGGCCAGCAGCAGATGGCTATGACGCCCGTAACGAAGTTAGCGGCTTCAAGTCAGCATCCGGCGCATTGCCGCAAGTAACAGCATCTGCGGCTCCAGAACCTACTGCATC